GAAAGATAAGTAAAGTTAAAATGTATGACAAAATATTGACTCTATCGGAAGTAACTGAATTATATAACGAAGGAAGCGGAAACTAATGATACAAGACCTACGCATATACGGACTAAATTTAGGAGCAGTCTATGGGAAAGAAAAAATTTAAAGACACCAACGTTGGGAAATTTCTACTACAGAAAATTCCTAGCGTTGTTGGAGCTATTGCTGGTGATACACCAGTTGGTTCTGTGATAGAAGCTATAATTGGTGGCAGTGATATGGCACCCGAAGACAAAGAAGTTGCCTTAGAAAAATTAAAAATTGAACGTGCTGAAATTGACGGCACAACAAGAAGATGGGTTGCAGATGCCCGGTCAGGAAGCTGGCTTGCGGCTAACGTACGACCGTTAACATTGGTGTTTTTAGTAACATCATACGTTGCTGGTTGGTATATGGGCTACCCATTAGATGATATAACAGGACTATTGACTATAGTCATTGGAGGCTATTTTGGATCTCGGGGTGTTGAAAAAGTGTTCGGAAACAACAAGCATAAATGATAAATACAGATTTGAAAATATACGGCTTAAATATTACAGCATTATTTGCTAGCTCAGATATGGCACATAACATTAATCCAACTTTACAAACATTAGTGTTAGTGCTTACTATAGTTTATACTACAATTAATATATATAAAAAAATTAAATAATATACTATGAAATACTTTACTGACGAAACCGACTTTAAAGGCAATATGCACAAAATGGATCCAAAGCTATTAGATATGTTGGATACACTTCGTGAAATATACGGCCACCCAATAATTTTAAATTCATCATACAGATCACCTGAGCATCCTATTGAAGCTAAGAAAGCTAAACCAGGAGAGCATACTTATGGAGCTGCTGTTGATATTAAGTGTGTTGGAGGAGAAGCAACGTTTAAGTTAGTTAAAGCTGCTATTGAGGTAGGTTTTACACGTATAGGTATTTCAAGAAAAAGTAACTTTGTGCATGTTGGTATTGGTTACCCTGATGCCCCATCACATACAATCTGGACATATTAAATGAAATTAATTAGAAAAATATCAATAGGGCAGGACTATAAAAATGAGGCTATGCACTATTCCGTAGGCCAAAGCGTTTACGGCGGTCATACGATTTGTGACATTTTAGAAGAAGAAAATGGATTTAATATTTATATTGAAAAGGACGGTGAGCAATTACCTTGGAAACATTTTAATAAAAATATGGCAGTCTCTATTGAATACAATTTAGATTACTAAATGAGATCATTATACAATTATATTATATCTACTGAAAATCGTTACAACAACAAAATAGATGTTGGCGATAAAGAACTTGTATTAAATACAGAAATCACAGAACGTGATTACGAATTTGTAAACAGAATTGCTAAAGTAGTTGGCACACCTATAAACTTTGAAACACCAGTACAAGAAGGTGATGAAATTATTGTTCATCATAATGTGTTTAGAAGATGGTTTGACGCTAGAGGCGATGAGCGTAACTCCGCATCATTTATTGATGAAGACAAATACGCTGTTTACCACGATCAGATATTCGCATATAAACGAAATGATAAATGGCATGCAATGTTAGATTATTGTTTTGTAAAACCTTTACCTAACGAAGACAAATGGAGCACTCTAAGCGAACGTAAATTAGCAGGAGTGCTTACATATACTAATGAGTATTTAAGCTCGTTAGGACTGGCTGTAGGTGATACAGTCGGGTTTACACCTGATTCCGAATATGAGTTTAACATAGATGGTACAAAATTATATAGAATTTTATCAACCGACATAACTATCAACTATGGACATAAAGAAAAAAAGAGAGCAACTACTAAAAGCTGCTGAGAATGCAATTAACGAACTTATCAAAGTAATGGATAAGAAAATGGATTTAGACGAAGTGGATCCTGAAAAAGTTAAAATATCAGCATCAGCCTATAGATTAGCTATGGAAGACGCAATGACTATGATGGCTAAAGTAGAAGAACTTGAAACGCTTGGTAAAGAAACTAAAAAAGAAACGAAAGAATTTTTTGGCGTGGAGGGTCGTGCTAAATAATGTATAAGCAAACGCTATATGCTATACACGCAGATCATCTTAATCGTAAAGATGTAAAAAAAAATAACAGGTATAAAAAATTTAGTTACGGGTATAACCAAGATTTAGATTGTGTTATAATTAGTAAAGATGGAACGCTAGGAGAAATATACGAAGTACAAGGTTTACGTATAGGACTGCCAGCCACGCCAAAAGAAGTTATTGGGTTCGACATTAAAAAAGAAGATCAAGTGTTTATTAAAACACAAAAACCAGCTTCTTTAAATAAAATAAAAACAATCTATGATTTTAAATCACTACCTGAAGATACTAAAGAACAATACTACAGCTATATTGATAATGAGTATAATCGTCGTAATGATGGTTACTGGTTCATGCGCAATGGTACCCCGTGTTATATTACAGGGTCACAATACGTCTACCTTAACTGGACAAAGATCGACGTGGGATCACCGGACTTTAGAGAAGCAAATAGAATCTTCTATTACTTTTGGGAGGCGTGCAAGGCTGATCCAAGAAGTTATGGAATGTGCTACCTTAAGAACAGACGGTCTGGTTTTTCCTTCATGGCAAGTTCAGAGACTGTTAACCAAGCTACAATCTCACGAGACGCTAGATTCGGAATTTTATCTAAGTCTGGGGCTGATGCTAAAAAGATGTTCACAGACAAGGTGGTTCCGATTTCAGCAAACTACCCGTTCTTCTTCAAACCGGTACAGGATGGTATGGAAAGACCCAAAACAGAATTATCCTACAAGGTTCCGTCACGAAGACTTACGAGAAAGTCCATACGAGCAACCGCGTCGGAGGACGACCAACAACAGGGATTGGACACAACCATCGACTGGAAGAATACAGGAGACAACTCATATGATGGGGAGAAACTCAAACTCCTCGTCCACGATGAATCGGGTAAATGGGAGAGGCCGGATAACATCCTCAACAACTGGAGGGTCACAAAAACGTGTCTTAGACTTGGAGCAAAAGTAGTTGGCAAATGTATGATGGGCTCAACATCAAACGCTTTAGATAAGGGGGGCGCTAATTTTAAAAAATTATACAATGACTCAAACGTTACAAAGCGAAATCGCAATGGGCAAACTTCTAGTGGATTATACGCTTTGTTCATTCCTATGGAATGGAATTACGAGGGATTCATCGACAAATATGGTTTTCCTGTCTTTGATACTCCAGAAGAGCCGGTCGAAGGAATCGACGAACAACTTATCGACTATGGAGTTATCGAGCATTGGGAGAATGAAGTCGATGGGCTTAAGCACGATTCTGACGGATTAAATGAATATTATAGACAGTTTCCAAGAACAGAGCAACACGCTTTTAGAGATGAAGCTAAAGATTCTATATTTAATTTAACAAAGATATACCAACAAATAGATTTCAACGAAGAAATGGTTATGAGTGGTTATGTAACCCGAGGATCATTTCAATGGAAGAACGGTATTAAAGATACTCAAGTAGAATGGCATCCGCATAAAGATGGTAGATTTAGGTTATCCTGGGTACCTCCGGTTGAGATGCAAAATAATATTATTGTACAAAATGGTGTTAAACACCCTGGTAATAAAGATTTAGGTGCCTTTGGCTGTGATAGTTATGATATTAGCGGAACAGTTGACGGTGGCGGTTCAAACGGTGCACTACATGGGCTTACAGCGTTCACGCTTCATCCTGATGTACCACCCTCACAATTTATAGTAGAATATGTCGCACGACCACAAACAGCTGAAATATTTTTTGAAGATGTGCTTATGGCCATTGTATTCTATGGTATGCCACTTTTGGCGGAGAATAACAAGCCACGGCTACTGTATCACCTTAAACGTAGAGGATATAGAGGATACTCGATGAACCGCCCTGACAGAGCTAGAAATAAGTTATCTGTAACAGAAAAAGAATTAGGTGGTATACCTAACTCATCTGAAGATATAAAACAAGCTCACGCGGCGGCAATTGAATCTTATATTGAAAACAGTGTTGGCATGAAAGAAAATGGCGAGCACGGAGCAATGTACTTTCAACGCACGTTAGAGGACTGGTCTAAATTTAATATAAATAATAGAACAAAGTATGATGCTTCTATTAGCAGTGGTTTAGCTATAATGGCTTGTCAAAGACATTTATATGCACCAAAAGCTGGTAGAGAAATTAAAAAATTAAACTTTGGTTTTTCAAAGTACAACAATACAGGATCAAAAAGTAAAATAATACAATAAAAAAATGGCAGAAGCTAAAGGACAAGGTACTCAATTTCCCAGTCAATCTGTAAGCGATAGCGTAAAAGCTTCACAAGAATACGGATTGGAAGTGGCTCAGGGTATACAAAGCGAATGGTTTAGACGTAATTCTGGAACAGGTCGCTTTATTCAAAATCAGCGTGACTTTCATAAATTAAGGTTATATGCTAGAGGCGAACAATCTATTCAAAAATATAAGGATGAGTTTTCTGTAAATGGAGATTTATCTTATTTAAACCTAGATTGGAAACCAGTTCCTATTATCCCTAAGTTTGTCGATATAGTTGTCAATGGGATGCAAGATCGCTTATTCACAATAAAGGCTTTTGCTCAAGATCCAACTTCTATTAAAGAAAGAACTGATTATGTTCAAAAAATAGAAGATGATATAATTGCTAAAGAATTTATTGATGAGATAAACAGTAAGTTAGGCATAGATACTAAAAATGTAAAAGATGCTAAGGCTCCAAAATCTACAGAAGAGTTGGAACTGCACATGCAAATTGCGTTTAAACCATCTATAGAGATAGCTCACGAACAAGCAATTGATAATGTATTTAAAAGAAATTCGTATTCTGAGTTAAAGAAAAGATGTGATTATGACCAAGCCGTACTAGGTATAGCTGCTGCAAAACACACATTTAACAATACAGATGGAATAAAATTAGATTATGTAGATCCTGCTAATTTAGTTTATTCTTACACAGAAGATCCTAATTTTGACGACGTATACTATTTTGGCGAAGTTAAACAAATTAAAAGTAACGAGCTTAAAAAGCAATTTCCAAATCTTTCTGATGATGAATTTGAGGATGCTGTAGAAAAATCAAGTAATTATAATAATTACGATTACACTAATAACGATTCTACAGACAACGTAGATTCAAGCTCTTTAACTGTATTATACTTTAATTGGAAAACGTGGGAAAAAAGCGTATATAAAATAAAAGAAACATCTACTGGCGCAAAAAAAGCCATTAAAAAAGATGACACATTTGACCCGCCAAAGGATCAAAGAACAAGATTTGAAAGAGTTGCTCAAGCAAGAGAAACTGTATACGAAGGTGTAATGGTTCTTGGTGCTAACAAATTACTTAAGTGGGAGAAAGCTAGTAATATGGTACGCCCAGATTCAAATGCTAATAAAGTGATGATGAATTACATTGTTAGTGCACCTAGAATGTATAAAGGTAGGATTGAAAGCCTAGTTGGCAGAATGGTTACTTATGCTGATTTAATACAGTTAACTCATTTAAAACTACAACAAACAATACAAAGAATGACACCTTCAGGTGTTTATTTAGATGCTGATGGACTTGCTGAAATAGATTTAGGTAATGGCACAAGTTACAACCCACAAGAGGCGTTGAACATGTACTTCCAAACAGGTTCTGTAATAGGAAGATCTATGACTGCTGACGGCGATATGAACCCTGGCAAAGTACCTATACAAGAACTACCAGGTGGTGGTGGGCAACAAAGTGCTCAACTTATACAAGCGTACAATTATTATTTAAATATGATACGCGATGTAACAGGTTTAAATGAAGCTAGAGATGGTAGTGACCCTGACCCTAATGCTTTGGTCGGTGTCCAGAAATTAGCAGCAGCAAATTCAAATACAGCAACAAGACATATATTGCAAAGTTCTTTATATATAACAGCGACACTTGCTGAGGCTATATCGACTAGGATAAAAGATGTATTAGAGTTTCATCCACAAAGAGACGCTTTTATAAGTGCACTGGGAAGATTTAGTGTTGGGGCTCTTCAAGAAATAAATTCGTTGCATTTGCACGACTTTGGAATATTTTTAGAGTTAGACCCTGATGAAGATGAAAAACAGCTTGTTGAGCAAAATATACAGATGGCTTTATCAAGAGATCAAATACACTTAGAGGATGTTATTGATATTAGAAGAGTTAAAAATGTTAAACTAGCTAACGAGCTTTTAAAATATAGAAGAGCTAAAAAAGTTGCAGAAGATCAAGAAAGAGCTGAACGTAATATAGCAGCGCAATCGCAAGCAAATGCACAAGCAGCACAAGCGGCTGAAATGGCTAAAGCTCAAGCAGAACAAATAAAAGTGCAAGCTAAATCTCAATTAGCTGAAATGCAGACTCAATTAGATATTAAAAAGCTAGAACACGAAGCTATTACAAAGCGTGAGTTAATGCAATATGAGTTTGATTTAAACGTTAAGTTAAAAGAAATGGAACTTAACAGTAAAGAAAACGTTGCTTTAAATAAACCGCCATCTAACCCTGAACCTAAAAAGGGTTTTGAATCAAGTGGAAACGACGTTTTAGGTGGTATTGACTTAAGTGGTTTTGAACCACGATAAAAAACTATTAATTATTTTATATTATTAAATTATGGCAAAATGGACAGTTAAAGGTATCGTTGATGACGAACCTAAATCAAAACAAGAAACAGAACAAGCAGTTCTAGATAAAGCAGTTGAAAAAGGCGATATTGAGCCTGAATCAGCTGGTCAAGAACCTGAAGTTCCAAAGATTAATTTAGACGAACTAAACAAAACAAAAGATGCCGTTCAAGAGCGAAAAACAGAGGAGATACCTGTGGGCAACAAATCCGAAGCTAGCGAAGAAGTGGTTGAAGAAGTACAAGAGCAGCCCAATGAAAGCCCTCTTGAACTCATACAGGACGAAGAACCGGAAAAGGAAGTAACCGATCAGCCTAAAGTAGACCAACAAGCTGCAGATATTAACAAACAGCCTGAACCGGTTCAACAAACAGAACAAGTACAATTACCCAACGGCGTAGATAAACTTTTAAAGTTTATGGAAGATACAGGCGGTTCATTAGAAGATTACGTTAAAATGAATCGCGATGTTTCTCAATTACCAGATGGCGAAGTACTTAGAGAATATTACGCACAATCGAAACCTTGGGATCAAACAGACATCAATGAATACATGGAAGACCAGTTTACATTTGATGAGGAGCTGGATGACCCAAGAGACATACGCGCTAAAAAACGTGCGTTTAAAGAAGAACTTTATAATGCTCGTAAGTTTTTTGAAACAAATAAAGAAAAGTACTACGCCGATCTTAAGTTAAGTCGCACTCAGGAAATTCCACAAGAGTATCAAGAAGCTTACAGTAATTATAATAACTATAAACAAGAACTAGACGCTAATCAACAACTTTCTAAAGTATTTTTAGATAGAACAGAAAAAGTATTTTCTGATGACTTTAAAGGATTTGATTTCCAAGTTGGAGACAATAAATTCCGATATAAAGTTGCAAACGTTTCAGAAACGAAGAAAATGCAAGCTGATATATCTAATTTTGTAAAACCTTATATGAATGATAAGGGAGAAATTTCTGACGCTAAAGGTTACCATAAAGCATTATTCGCTGCACGCAATGCAGATAAATTAGCACAACACTTTTATGAGCAAGGCCGTGCCGATGCTCTTCGTACGAGTGCAAAAGAGGCTAAGAATATAAATATGGACCCAAGGCAAGAAGGTGCTATTAAAACTAGCACTGGTCAGAAGTTTAAAGTTGTTTCAGGTGATTCTAGCTCAAAATTAAAAATTAAGCTAAAAAACTAAAAGATTAAAAAATGGCTAATCAACTTATTGAAAACTTAACACCAACCCCATCGAAGGGGCAATTATTTCAGAAAAATTATATTTCTGACTTTGACTTTGCAAATCAGTTTTTACCGGACGTATATGAAAAGCAAGCTGAGATTTACGGAAACCGTTCCATCTCTTCTTTCTTACGTTTAGTATCTGCTGAAATGCCTTCTGCATCTGACGAAATTCGTTGGGTAGAACAAGGACGTTTACACATTACTTATGACAACGTTGCTTTAAATGTTGCCACTGGAGTGTTCACAGTAACATTTGCTAACTTGCCTGATGGCGCTAGCGCTGGAACTAGTCAAGCTCCTGCTGTCCGTGTGGGTCAAACTATTATGGTTCAAGAAAAAGACGGTACAGGGCCTGTATTAAAAGGTGTTGTAACTGTTGCTGGAGCTAACGCTTCTTCTACAACTGGTACATTTACAGCTCACTGCTACGAAGCAGCTACTTGGGCTAAAACTGGATTTACCGCAGCTACAGGCGTTCGTGTATTAGTATACGGATCTGAATTTGCTAAAGGATCTAACGGAATGTCTGATTCTATCGAATCTGATTACATGAGCTATACCAATAAGCCAATCATCTTAAAAGACAACTACCAAATCAACGGATCTGACACAGCGCAGATTGGATGGATTGAAGTTACTTCTGAGAATGGAGCTTCTGGTTACTTATGGTACCTACAGTCTGAGCACGAAACTCGTCAGCGTTTTGAAGACTACTTAGAAATGTCTATGGTTGAAGCAGTTAAGAAAGCTGGTACTGTTCACGCTTCTTTCCCAACCAACGTAACTGGTTCTGAAGGTTTATTTGCTGCTTTAGAGTCTAGAGGAAATGTATTTGAGAACCTTTCTACAGATACCGATCTTTCTGACTTTGATACTATCTTAAAGCAGTTAGATAAAAACGGAGCTATTGAAGAAAACATGATCTATGCTAACCGCGCATTATCACTATCTATTGATGATGGTTTAGCTGCTAAAAATTCTTATGGATCTGGAGGTACATCTTACGGTGTATTCAACAACTCTGAAGATATGGCGCTTAACTTAGGTTTTGCTGGATTCCGTCGTGGATCTTATGACTTCTACAAAACAGATTGGAAATACTTAAACGATCACGCTACACGTGGTGGATTTACTGATATTGAAGGAGCTATTATTCCTGCAGGTACATCTACAGTGTATGACCAAGATTTAGGTAAAAATATCAAGCGTCCATTCTTACACGTACGTTACCGTGCATCTGAGACTGATGATCGTAAGATGAAAACTTGGATCACTGGATCTGTTGGAGGTGCTTACACTTCTGACGTTGATGAGATGAGAGTTAATTTCTTATCTGAGCGTTGTTTAGTAACACAAGGAGCTAATAACTTCTTCTTATTGAAAAAAGCATAGTAGCTTATAATTAATATAGCCCCTGCTTCGGCGGGGGTTATTTTATCTTATTAAATTATATAATTATGAAAAATTGGGAATTAAAAGATAGATCATATATGCTAACCGGTGGAATGTCACCATTAACATATACGATTAAATCAAAAGGAATACTTTGGTTTGATGACCAGCAAAGCATTCAAAGAGAAATTAGATATGCGCCTAATCAAAAATCTTTATTTAGAGACGAACAAGATGATTACGCAAGACTAGAGCATATTGTATTTGAGAACGGAGCTTTATTCGTTCCTAGAACAAATGTAAATTTACAAAAATTACTTTCTATTTATCATCCTGAGGCTGGCAAAAAATGGGAAGAACTTGATCCAGTAAAAGAAGCAATTGATGATGTTGAAATGATTGAAATTGAACTAGAAGCAATGCGACTTGTTCAAGAACTTGAAATTGAACACCTTGAAGCTATACTAAGAACTGAAGTTGGTTCTGACGTAAACAAGATGTCATCAAAAGAAATAAAAAGAGACTGTTACTTATTCGCTAAGAATGACCCAGAGCTTTTTATTGAAATTGCTAATGATGAAGACATCAAATTAAGAAACTTAGCGAATAGAGCAGTTGAAGCTTCTATTGTTAGTTTAGTTGATGACAACACAACATTTAAGTGGGCATCAAATGGTAAGAAGATTATGACTGTACCATTTGACGAACACCCATATACAGCGTTTGCACGATTCTTAAAAACAGATGAAGGAGTAGACGTTATGAAAGCTATTGTTAAGAAACTTTCATAAAACACCAGACTATAGTTATTCGTTTAGCTATAGTCAACTAATAAATAAATATAACTAATGGTAAGCATAGACAACGTTTATAAAACTGTACTTAACATCCTTAATAAGGAGAACAGGGGGTATATAGTACCAAGGGAGTTTAACACCTTAGCTAATCAAGCTCAAAACGAAATATTTGAAGGGTACTTCTCGTCTCGTAACTATGCGGTTACAAACGATTCAGATTATTCAGATATTCGTAAGAATATTGAAGAAAAAATATCTGGTTTTGAAAACGAAGAAACAGTATCTTCTGGAACGTTTTCTAATGCAGAAGGTAATTCAACAGCAAGTTATTTTGCTTATCCTTCAAACTTTTACAGGTTAAGTAATGTATCAATTAGCGGTATACCTGCAGAAGAAGCTTCTAGTAAACGCATACTGTATATAAACAGATCACCTTTAACTAAGCCAACAGATAAAACACCTGTATATGTTCGTCATGAAGGTGGTGTTGTTATATACCCAACTACAGGTATTACGGATATACTTTTAAGTTATGTTAGAAAGCCCGCAGAACCTAAATGGGTTGGAGGTACAACCGCTGGGCAGGTTATTGCTAATACTTCTGCTTCTGACTACCAGAATTTTGAGTTACATACTTCTGAATTCCATGAGTTAGTGGTTAAAATACTATCTTACGCTGGAGTTATTATTAGAGCGGCTGACGTTACACAAGTTGCAGCAGCTAAAGAACAACAAATACAACAATCTGAACGATAATGGCAGAATCTAGAAAACTATATACAGGACAACAATATTACGCAAAACATCAAGGGGATACAGCAAACATCCCCTCTGATTTTGCGGGTTTAGGTTATTATAGAAGAGTTAACTTAGATGATGTTATAAATAACTTTATAGTGGCATATGTTGGAGAAGATAAATCTTTAGCAAAAGTACCTAGATATGAAGTGGATTTCTGGGCTCAGCGAGGTATTCAAGAGTTTAGCTATGATATATTACATAGTGAAAAAAGTATTGAAGCAGAACTCAGTGATGCGCTAACATTTGCATTGCCTCAAGACTACGTTACTTATAGCGGAATATTTCAGGTTGAAAAGGACGGCACAAAAACAAGATTACAACCAAGAAGAAATGTAAATAATCCAACAGCTCCGTTGCAAGACGGTGATTACGAATACACATTTGATTCTAATGGCGACCTTCAGCTAGCAAGCAAGTCTGAAACAACAACTAAGTTTCAGGATTCTACAAACTACGAAGTTTCTGATGAAGATCACTATTCAAGATATAATGATGAAGAGTATCCTCATTTAAACAAACGCTTTGGAAGCAATCCCGAGAACATGAACAGCGTTGGCACATTTTTTATAGATGAAACAAATGGGTTAGTTTATTTTGACGGATCCTTAAAGAAAGACAAAATAATTGTTTTAGACTATATTTCTGATGGCTTAGCAGATAATGGAGATCTAAGCAAGGTTTATATCCCAAAGCTTGCTGAGGATGCCTTGTATGCGTACATGCTGTACAACCTGTCTAAAGTACGCCCAACACTTGCACCTATAGTTCCTTTATACAAGAAAGAAGCTAGTGCTAAAATGAGAAACACAAAAATAAGATTAAGCAATTACAAATTACCAGAGCTTGCTCAAGTATTAAGAGGTAAAGCAAAGTGGATTAAGCACTAAATATATACTTTTTACGATATTTATGCAATATATATTATATAAATATAATATATATTCAGCAATATAGCTTTTTAATCACAAATAAATCAAATGGCAGAAAGTAAAAGAACATTTCAGTCGGCTAAGATGGATAAAAACATTGACGACAGAATATTACCAGCAGGAACATATAGAGACGCATTAAATGTTAGTGTAGATTTTTCGGAAGACGCAAACGTAGGGGCGTTAGAGAACCTTAAAGGTAATGAGCTTTTAGCTAATCAAAATATTTTAGGGTTAAGCGCGGCTACAAATCCTAACGCAAAGGTTATTGGAAGTATTGCTCATCCGGAAGAAAATAAAATATATTACTTTATTACAGGTGATAAAACAGATGGTATATTTGAATATGATGCGGTTACAGGAGCTGTTAGTACTGTAATAGTTGATTCTTCTGAAGAAAGTGTTACCGCCCAAACAATATTTACTTTTGAAAACGCAGGTGTTTCAGCATCTATTTCTCAAAGCGGCTTAATATCTGTTTTTAGCCAACTTGGCAACGCTACCAGCGTTTCTGCTGATAAAAACCCAAATACAACAGGCAGCGCAATAACACAAGACGTACAAGTTAAAGTTAAAGTACCTTTTGGATTTGCTAATTATAATGATTTTGTCGTTGGGAGTGTGTCGGCAGTACAGCCATCTGTAACAGCTCCATCTCCAACAACTTCTAATGCAATAAATATAACATCAACTACAGCAACTTTAGTTGGTAAATTAAATAGAAATACTAGCGGCGTAACCGCTGTTGGATTTTTATGGGGATATAATACAGGAGGTACAGCGTTAACTTTAGCTGAGTTGCAGGCTGGTACAGCTGGAAATAATACTGTAAACACAGAAACAGTTGCGTCGGTTAGTTCTACTTTTACAAAAGATATAACAAGTGTGCCTAGCGCTAAAACAATAAGCTTTGTTGCTCAGGCTACAAACGCTGTTGGAACAGCGCAAGGTGAAGTAAAAACTTTTATATCAAGTGCGGCACCCGCTTATAATAGATTACCACAAAACAAATTATTTATTTTTCCAGCTATTAATGATGAAGGAATAACAGCTCTTTCCCCATATTATCCTGGTTATGGTGATTTTGAAAAGCCAGATGGTAATTTTTACTTTACCGTAGTTGCTTCAAAACAAAGTGGTTTATATACTGACTACGACGATTTAAGAAACGAAACAGGTTTATTAAGTAGCATAGGCCCCACCACTTTGACTTTTAACAATGCTGGAGTAACAGCCCCAAATAATTACACAAAAACCAGAAGCGAATATGCAACAGCTTCTACTACTGGGTTGTACACTATTACAGCTTCTAAAACTGGGCTTACGTCAAATAGTATACAGATAAGAAAAGGTTCGCCCTCTAACGCTGTATTTACGTCTAATTTCACTTTAAATTTTGCAAAAACAGGAACTGGAGCTGTGCCAGCTGTAGCTGTGTACGATAATGATAGCGCGACTGCACTACATTACAATGCTTCACCCGCTCCACTAGCTAATTTTAAAATAGGCCCTTTTGAGCAGTCTCATGGTAACGGCGCTATAATGATACCTATAGCAAACGACACTAGCGTAGCCTCTGGCTTACACACAACATCTAGCTTCACAGGGTTTGATCCTACTAAATTAGATGTTTCTATAACAGGTAAAACAGAAGGTGTTGATTATAATTATTACATTGCTGAAGAAGCTATGTCAATTTGGGGTTCTACTGTATTGGGCTATGCAATACCAGCTATTGTTGTAGAAGCAGACCCTTACGTTTTAAATAGCGCAACAAACACAGTTTCTCACACTTTAAATATAACATATAACTATTAATTATGCCAACAGCTATTATAATACAAGGAACACAAACTCAAGAAGCCCAAAATTTTGTAGCCGAAGGTAACATTACAATAGAAAGCATAACTAATGAATATGGTTTTAATTTAAATTTTTCAGAGGGCGATGTTATAACTGAAGGCACTACACTATATTTAAACGAATTTAAAGAACCAGAAACTATAAATGGTGTTATTCAAACGCCTAAAGTAATCATAACATATGCCTAGTAAAATATTAAATTTTAATAAAGACCGTTTAATAACAGGAATCAATATAATTGATGGGATGTTATTTTTTACAGATGACCATACTGAACCTAAAAAAATAAATATTGAAAAATTCAAAGGAAACTTTGATGAGGTGACAGTGGATCATTCTTCTGGGACAACAAATATATACGGTAGACCTTTTGAAGAGAGAGATATAACGGTAATTAAAGAACACCCTAAAAAAGCTTTAAATTCTAACCTACAATCTAATATAATAGACGTGGTCGATGATGACGGCGGTGGCGGGGATATTTTAGTTGACGGTGATTTAACATGGACTGGTTTTGAAATTAGCAAATCATTAGACACTATATTTAAAGCCGATGGGGATACTCTACAAAAGTTGTCGATGCATGGAAGTGTTTCAACAATAACACCATTGTCTGAAATAGGTTTTTATTATACTTTTGATGAAAGCTTAATTGACAACGCCGCAAGTATAAGTGCAAACCTAAATAACGGGGTATATAAAATTTCAGGGCCAGAAGCTATTAGTGGTGATGTTGAATTAAGCATTTCAAATGATCCTACAAATGTTAATTACGAACCGGCACTAGCTAACGTTAGTAACGGTGATAAAATATTTTATGTATTATATGCTATTGAAGCAGGTGGTACAGGGGACCCTGTATTTGCCATTGAAAGCAACGGTGATTTAGACATAGTAAATAAAACTATTGGAGATGCAACTTCGCAACCAATTGGCGTTATATCTGATTTAGAAGTAAACGTGCAAGTTACTTCACTTATAGGGAGTAAGAGAGTTACTATAGAAGCCACATATTCAAAAGATAGTTATGTAAGAGTACAACAAAATGGATTTTTAATTAGTGCAGAAAGGATAGCTGGAAGTGGGGAAGGAGTCCCCACAGCAACCGAGGTAAGAAATGAAATAAGAGACCAAGAGGGTGGTAATATACCTATATATACAGACGATGACGGGACAAAATCTTTATTTCCTAAAGCTTTAAATAATTCGGCAGCCGATAACGATGGAAGGTTTTTTCCAGAACAAAATATTGATGCAAGTAGATTAACAACAGGAAGTATTTATTATGTTTACGCATATGTTGATACTGAAAATTCTACACAAGGCAGAGTGTATTCTGCTGTTCCTGGTATAATAGAAATTAGTGCAGATGTTTCGAACGAGGCACCTTCATTGTATCATAAACTCCCCGGTACGGCAGCAACATATGTTAGTTTTGAAGCACATATAACAAACGCTGGTTCGAACGCAACGCTTTCAGAAAGAGGTTTTATATTTTCAACAGTTGAAAATGATTTAAACAATATAAAAACCTTAACTTTTAGTCCAACAACATACCAAGCAACTGGGAGTGGAGCCCCGAGTAATACTTATAAAGTTCCTGTACCTATAACACCTGGTACTAATGGGTTAAATGAAGATTATTCTCTTTTTACAAACACCTATAATGGCGCGTTTTTTAATAATGGAGCCTTAAATACAAATGAAACTGTTTATTATGTAGCATACGCTACAAACGACCGAGGACAAACAGCTTATGCTCCACAGCGACCAACAGTTGGATCAGCGGTTGGAGGATCACTTACACTAGGGCAAGGTTTAGGTATGGATAGAGTAACAACGGTTGCTAATGTAGAGCCTAAAATAAGTATCAATCATTTTACTACGTATAAACTTAATTCAGATAGGCATCGTGTTTTAAGCTTAGGCTTTGATATTGACGCTATTCCAGACAGTACAAAAGTAGACGCTATAGGACTTGTTTATGCTTATCCGTCAGGCGATAGCCCTGAATATGGCATAAATGAAACAAACATTGCGGCCTCAGGTGTGTTAAACGGTTTTCATAAAGAAAACGACGGTTACAATAAAATAGACAATTCTCCTACTTCTGTTACTATAGAAAGCTCGCAATTTACATATACCGGTTCGGACCCTAATAATCAAATAGGTAATTATACGATACAGTACAATACTAGGGAAAACGTAAACACAGAGGATGATTTAAGGTATAAAGAATTATTTCCGGAAAGTTATTTTGGTCCTTTCAATGCTGGATTTTCGTATTATGTTTATATAATATACGACGGACAAAAGTACTTTTCAAATATAAGAACCGGGGCTTTTGCGGCTATATTTAGTTCTACAGGCTCTGGATTTACAACCGGCAACTGTACGGGCCTAAGACTTGGGCCTCCCACAATGTGGTTTGGTGGGGTTGATCCCGCTAAAACACATTTACCGGAAAACCCAACAACCTCGGTAACCCTTTATGCTAGTATGTGTCCAAACGCAAATAGATCAAATAATGCTTTGTTAGAAATGGGGTTCTATTGGAGTTATGAAAAAATAGAAGGAACCAGTGTTAACCAGGAAAAACTTGAAGAATGGGCTGCTAAGCCCTCAACTAATAAAGTTACTATACCTGTTACTTCAACACAGCCAGATCCAAGAGGAAGCGGGAATGTGCAGGCTACAAATTGGACGAGCATTGTTACAGGAACAAACGGAGCAGAGCTTTATGGCGAAAAAAAGTTTCATTTAGAAACAACCATAACAATACCTGCTGGTAAAGAAGGAAAATATATATACTGGACTCCCTTCAATTTAATGCACAGAACTGGATTGTATAATCTTGGTCTTGCAGCTCAAAGACCGGTTCCAATAAAATTTGGGAGAGGTATAGGATATGGAGAAAGTCTAGCATCTGTACAAATAGGTAAAACAATAACCTCTATAGATGTTGAACCTACTGTTGTAATAAACAGAATCGACGCCAATGCTAGCTACCCTAACTTTGTAGGAAAAGCAAACGCAAACTCACAAAATTATACTATAAGTAAAAAAGGATTTTATTATAAACCATCAACAAGTTTTTCTTCTTCGGCAGAGGCTGACGTAAAAACAGAAATGGCAAGCCCTACTAATAGAACGCAACTAAGTGGTTTAAATTTGCCAAAAGGGGTAGATTATTCCTTTAAACCAACATCAGCTCTAGCTAATGGTACTTATTATGTATCTGCTTTTTGCGAAATAATTATAGGAGGGACTACTTATACTAGAATATCAAATAATTATAAATCTATAACAATAAATGTTTCTACTGATACAACATTAAATACTACACCAGAACTAAAAGCTGAAACTTATTCCGGTCAGGTGCAAATGAATGGTAGAATTACAAAAAATACTAGTGATATAGTAACTAAAGGTTTTTATGTTATTAAGAAACAAGGGCAGAATTCAATATCTTTAACCCGCACAGGTGCTGGTTTAAAAAGTGTTTTTGATAATCCGCCTGCGGGTGTTACTGCAACTAATGAAGTTTCGAATACAGCTGGTTCATATTTTTCAAAATCAATCTCTAGTTTTCAAAAGGGTTATACTTATATTTACGCCGCTTATGCTACAAATTCAAAAGGCGAAACCGGTATATCTAACAATGTTACAGAGTTGTTTATATCAGATAATACACCTTCTAAAATAGAAACAGTTCCATCTAATTACAACACCGTGTATGTAGATTCAGAGGGATACCCTTGCTCTGATAGCAGTTTTAATAGACCTGTTTTAGGCGGGGATCTTTTTATAGAAATAGCTACTGAAAAAAACACAGCGGATAACTGGCGTATTAAATCAACTCAAAAATGGAGTGGCTCAAATATTAGCCCTAGGGTTACAAAAAGATTAAAAAATGGAACGTATTTTTTAAACATAGGGCGACAGCGAGTTAATCAGACCACTTATCAAACTAGGGCAGGGGTTACATTAGAAAACACTACTGATATAACAAAACAGCTTAGAATAGAAATTATTCAACAAGGTGTAGGCACAGGTTTTAACGACAACGTTGACAATTTGGATTGGTTTAAAGAGACCGACGGTGACACTGACAATTTTAGATATTAACATTTAACAAATAAATAATGGCTGACAAAATTAAACCATTTGAAGAAATATTTCCATATCTTAGTTATAGATGGCAATACGACGACGGCGAATACTCGCCTTATGCTCCTTTTACTGAGGTGCAGTTTTTGTCGGTTGCGTCAACAAACGACCTTGAAAGATATGAAGATGGTTTTAATGTTTTTATGACCAACGACCTAGACTTAATAACAATAACCGCTATACCAAAAGGTAGGGAGGACGTTGTTGCTGTTGATATATTATATACAGAATCTATTTCTAGCACTATATACGTTTTAAAAACAATAGAAATACCAGTGGACGAAAGAGACAATGGGTTTATCTATAACATTAAAATACCTAGAAGAGCTTTAGGAAGCGCTTTGGTAAATGACCAATTAAATAGACATTTTGATAACGTTCCTTTAAAAGCAAAAGCCCAAGAAATAACCGCAAACAGGTTAATGTATGGTAATTATTTGCATAAGTTTAACCAAGGGGATAAAGAACTTGGCAAAGGGGGTTTTTCTATAGAAACAGGCGTATCTTTTGTTAGTGGGTCAACAGCCGGCCCTTCTGTTAAAACAAACAGAAATTACGAAGTAGGTGTAGTATATATAGATAAATACGGAAGGCAAGGATCTTTGTTAACTCAAAAAGTAACAACAGGGGATAGTACCGGATCTTTAATTAAAACAAATTTTACTTATTCAGGGTTAGCAAAACTAAACGCAAAAATAACGTCTAATCCTCCTCCATGGGCTGCTTGCTACAGGTATTTTATAAAAGATACATCGGGCAATTATGAAAATTTAACAGCTTTTAATTCCTATATAGAAGGAAGTGAAGGGGAGGGTGAAGCTTCTAATGTTTATGTTCAATTTGATTCTAAAGATAGAAATAAAATAACAGAAGATTCATTCCTTATGTTACGGAGGTCTACGCATGATACTCCTGCAGGAACAATAATAAGAGAGCAGTTTAGACAGCCTGTTTTAGATATTGAAAATGAAGCCCCTGATATAGTAAAACAGCAATTATTAGAAAGAAAAATTCAATCTTTAACTAAGTTTTCCTCTAAAAATGTTGTTGTTTCAAATTCAGCCGGTAATGCTCTTCCTAATGGTACAACCGTAGGACAAACTGTTTTATACATTTCCGATAGAGGCAATAGATTTAATTTTAGTTCTTTAAACGCATATATTTCTTCACAAAACGGAAGCACAACTTTACAAGTAGGGCAGGAAACTGGATTAACCCCTATAACTATCGATTGTACAGGTTTTACAGAAAGACTTTTATTAAAATTTACAGCTTTTCCCCCGGCTGCGGTAAGCGCTATTGCTCAAGCAACTCAACTTTGTCTTGTAGATGAAATAGAGCTGTCAGCAACATCTGGTTCTTCAAGAAGAGACTTAATAAAGATAACTTTAAGTAATAGAGTAACTGGTGAAGGTACTGTTGATGCTGGATTGGGAATAAACGTAGCTGGAATTACTATGAACGGCTCAGGTACATACACCGGAGATGCCCAATATAATAACCCTTATCTTCAGTTTTCTAAAATAGGATTAACAGAACAAGCGTTTGACAAACTGAAAGGATCGTTTTTTGTAAAAATACCTAGAAAATTTAATAATCCAAGTGAAAGCGCTATAATAACTAGTATGCCTGTAGCCCAAACATCTTTAGATGAAGATGGCAAGGTAGAAAACCTAGTGGCTTTTGATTTTGAAACAGATTCTGGCGAAGAGTCTAACTTAGATTTATACTGGGAAAGCTCAAGTACTTTTGATATTGCAACAGACCATGGTAAAAAAAATATAATAGACTGGAGTAACTGTATTGCTAGAGTAGGAGGAGCGCCTAAAGCTATTTATTTAGAATCAACGAAGATTCTTGATAAGTTTAATGGTATTGAGATGACTAAATCCATAAGGGTAAATACGCCCGAGGCTGGGTATGCTCAAGAGCGCAGAAAAACAGGATTAATATTCTCAGGTATATTTAATTCTAAAACAGGCATAAACGAGCTTAATCAGTTTAATATGTCTATAAATCCTACAAAAGAGTTAGAGCCTAACTACGGTGGAATACAAAAAATGTTTGCGCTAGACACAAACCTTCTAACTTTAACAGAAGATAAAGTGTTTAAAGTATTAGCGGATAAAGATGCGCTGTTTAATGCGGATGAAAATGTTAACCTAATAGCAACACCAAATGTGCTAGGCCAAGCAATAGCATATCAGGGTAATTACGGTATAAGCACACACCCAGAGTCTTTTATTTTCTTTGGTAATAACGCTTACTTTACAGATGCTAAAAGAGGTACAGTAATGCAGCTCACGCCGGCTAATGGGCAATTGTTTCCAATTAGCAGCCGAGGGATGTCAAACTTTTTTAGAGATAGATTAGGAGCATTAAATATAAAAGGTATCAACGGAGCCACTCTCGACGGAAGGCTTATAGGAGCTTATGATGGAACCAAAAAGCAATATGTGTTATCAATACAAGGATATGATCCTAACGCAGCTTCTATTGGCTCTGAAACAATCCCAAATGAAACATCTAATATTACACTAGGTTATAGTTTGCGTTCTGAAGGGTGGCCGTCAAGATATAGTTTTATACCAGAGTCTGGTGTAACAATGAACAATAAGTTTTACACATTTAAAAACGGCAAAGCATATTTGCATAATTCAGATGTGGCTGACAGGAACACTTTCTATGGCACTGCTTATGATTCTAACGTGCAAGTAATATTTAACGACAATCCAACATATGTTTCAGACTATCTCACATTGAATTACGAAGGTGATTCAGATTGGGAAGCTTCTGAAATAGTAGGAGATCAAGATGGTGTGTATAGCATTAACAATGTTAGAATACTTGATTCAGATGAATCTGGGTTCTTAGGATGGTTCTTAAAAGAAGGTAAATATCACGGAGCTATTGTTGGAACACAACCTGTGTACGTTGTAGATCCAGCTGGAACAGTTGGTGCTGACGGCTTTTGGCCTTTAATACAGGATGGGGCTAATACACAAGATGTTTCAGGCACTAAAGGGTTCTTTGCAAAAGTTAGATTTAAAACTAGCGCAACAACTAAGAAAGAACTTTTTGCAATTAGTTCAGAATACTACATAAGTCAAACTTAAAAAAAATAATAAATTATGGGATTACCAGTGGCGGCTATCGGGGGATTAATACAAGGTGGCGCAAATATAATAGGAAGTTTAATTGGAGGCGGAAAACGGAGAAGAGAAGCTAAAGCAGCAGCAGCAGAGTACGCTGCTCAGCGTCAATCATTAATGGACACTCAGTTTACTAATCCCTACGCTGGCTTAGAGAACACAGCAGAAGACCTAACTATAAACCAACAAGCAGCACAGTTCCAAGCTCAGCAAACAGATGCGGCACTTGCTCAATCAATGCAAGCTGCGGTTGCTTCTGGAGGTGCATCTGGTGGAGCCCAGGCTATTGCACAAGCAGCTTTACAATCTAAACAAGGCATTGCAGCAAGCATAGCTAAGGAAGAATCAAGAAATCAAATGCTAAGAGCACAACAAGCAGCAAACCTACAAAACTTAGAAGCACAAGGTCAAGAAGATTTACAAGTTGCTAACTACGAAAAAAACCAAGATTTACTCAAAATGGCCTCAGCTAGAAAACAACAAGCAGATGCAGCGCGAGCAGCAGCTACAAAACAACTAATGGGAGGCATTGGACAAATAGCAGGTGGTGTTGCACAAGGAGGATTTGGAGGTGGAAGCGGGGGTAGCTCAATAGCGAGCGGAGGTTTGAGCTCTAGCGGATTTCAATCTAATGGCTTAACGATGCCTAATTTAACTGGTAACCCATTTAGTCAATTTTTACAGTAATGACAAAAAAAATTAGTAACAGAAATATATTTGGTTAAAAAGTTATTATGAAAGAAAACAATAGTCCATTATACAGAAGACGACAAGCTAGAGGTCTTTCAATTGAAGACGCTGCTTATATTAATAGAGCTGGCAGAGATATAGTTTCTGAAACAATTGGTAGAGAAATCGGTGGCTTGGGAGCAGCTCTAGGCGAAGCTTTTGGTAAAGCTAAGAAAAATAAACAAGCTAGAAAAGCCCAAGAAGACCAAGCTAGAAAAGCTCAAGAACAACAACAGCAGCAAATAACTCAAGGCACTGATGAAAATCAAGATTCATTAAACCAACAAACCGATACTAGCGGAGATGTTGGTGACACAGGTACTTCGCTAGAGTCTACAGGCTCTACAGATGTAAATAATTACTATACTTTTACAGATCAAATGGCTTGGGATGGACTATCTCAGCCTGAACGTGACCTTTTAAAAAAGGAACAGAATATAGTTGATTTTGATAGTTTTACTAGAGCAGCTTCAAATTGGAGGACTAAAAATGATCCGTTAGGCAACCAAATAAATCTTACCGCTGATAAAATAGTCAGAGATAAAAGTGTTTCTACTCCGTGGGGTGGATTAAAAACTCCAATAAACAGACTTTCACCATTACAAAGACGAGGCAGTCGTACTGGTTTTTCTAATGAACTAGCAAGTTTATATTCAGTAGGACAATCAGGCCCTGTGCAAGGGAGTGATGATACTTCACAATACACTGAAGGTAAAACTTATATTGCAAAAGACAGAATGCTGTCTGCACCTAGTTGGATGGGTAGTGCTGCTATTGAAGGTTATAATATGGTAACTGAAGCTGTAAACTACGAAAAACAAGTACAAGCTGATACACAAGACTATTTTAACGAGCAACTAAAAGGGCTTGACCCAGGTAGAACAGGTTACAATATTATTGATGACAGTATTACTGAAATGGTAATGGGTCAGCAAAAAAAATATCTACAGCACCAAAAGGAAAGACAGCAATGGGAAGAAGAAGGTAGAGACAGCGAATGGTATACAAAAAATAAAGAGTATATGAGTCTAGCTGACAACGTTTTAAACGCTAGAGATGTGATTAAAACCAAGATAGACGAATTTGGAGAGGGTTTAAAAAATGAAGAAATAGATACACTAGCATCAAACCCTATAGGTATGGATTTGATGAACACTATTTCTAGAGGAGGTGGTATGATTGGAATAGCAGATTTGGGAGAGGGACCTTCATTAGTAGGGGGTACGCGTGGAAATGAGCCGGTTAATATGAACTTAACTACTATTGCACAGCAACTTAACAAAATTAAGCTTGTGGCAAAGCAAGAGCCAATGGAGTTCTACAACACTTTTACTGCTAATTTAAAAAATGGCAAAATACCAGGTGTTGGGAAAGAAGTTGTTGAAGGACCAGATGGTATGAAAACAACAAAATATAACTTAGATCAAATTGGAAAAGTAGCTGATCTGTACATAAAGGAAGAGCTTAAAGATGTGATGGATGCTAAAGGTTATGGGAGTGCTTTATTAGAGATGAATCATGGTCAATGGGAAGCAATGGTTAACGCTGGGCAAGACCCTAGAGAAGTCATTGCTGCTCAAATGAAAGCTAATTTAGTAGATTTATTAAGACCTATAGCCGGTTTTGAGTCAAGAGAAGGAACAGCTAGAACAACCGCTAGATTTAAGGAACAAGTTGATATTCGAAAAGAAAGCAGAAAGCAAAGTAAAACAGATGAATATAACACTGTTTTAAGCGATCTTGTTAAAGCTGAAGAAAATGTAAGATTTGATGGTGGTAATATTGTTTTAGATTCTGGAACAGGCCAACCTACTATTATTAACAATAAAAAAACCTTATATACCGCATTTCCTAATCTTAAAAAATTAGAAGGAAAAGGTGTAAAGGAAGTAATAGTTAAAGATAATAAAGTAACTATTTACCCACAAAGCAAAACAACAACAAGACAAAATGCTGATGGAACAACTTCTACGTCAACTTCAGCTAAAGAGCCTTATGTGTTCTTGCTATCTGATGGACTTGAAACAGTACAACAGAATATAGCTAATGTTGCAGAAGAAGTAGGTTACAAAGGGTCAATGGCCGATTACGAAAAAAATATAATTGAATAAAAAACAACACTATGCCAATATACACAGTAAACGGTAAAACTTACGATATTTCTCCACAAGAAGTTGATGGTTTTTTAGCTACAGCACAAGAAGAAGGTCTTGAAGTATCAGAGGTAGCTGAAGATTTTCAAAAAGCCACTGCGGAGGAAACTGCGCCTGTAGTGGCAGAAACACCCGTAGATACGGAGTTGCAGTCGGCAAATGGTTCTTCGGAATTACAAGGTAACCAACAAGGTCCTTCTCAGTTTGCTGAAGACCAAAGAAAGCCTATAGGTTTTTTGCCTTCATATGAAGAAAAAAACAACATAAAGGTAGAGCCAACAAATGCTGTAGAAGTTTTTAAAAATACTAAAGATCAATTAAAAGATATTACATTATCTGATTTTTCTAATCCACGTAATTTATTAGCAAAAGCAGCTATAAACGACGAATTTGTAACTTCCTTTTCGCAAAATGTGTTTGATCTTGAAAAAGATAAAATAGAAAACTTTAAAGGCGAATTATCTAAAAAATACGATTTATCAAAGTCAGAGGGAGTTAATGACGCTAATAAGGAATTAAACACTTTTACAACTAACTTGCTCAAAAGCGCGATGGATAGCTCTGATGGGTATAAACAAAGGCTTAATACTTACACGGATGCTTTAGTAGAAAAACAAATAGAGTTAATTAATAGTGCAGAGCTAAAAGCCGAAAAAGAAAACGAAGCGCAAGTTAAAGCTTTAGCTGACTACACTTTCAGAAGCGTTCCTTTTTTGCCTGATAGTGTAAAAAAAGGCGGTTTAAAATTAATGTACACTGTACCGCAGGCTATTGATTTAGGCATGCCTGTAACGGGAGCTTTAAGTAAGCTAGATGACGCAGCTTCTTTGGGTAAAATATTAGAAAGAATTGAATCCCAAGGAGGTACACCATCTAAAGAAGGAGGTGTGTTTGTAACAAATATAGCCGGCGGTAGCGATAAGTATGAATCTAATGAAGCTGCTATTGAAGACTATAAAAATAAAATACAAGAAAAATACAGCGAAGGTTTAGGTAAAATTGTTGAATCTCAGCAATATCAAGAAATGATTGACAAATTCGGTCCTCCACCTGAAGTTTGGGATGAAGATGGTCTAACAAGTGAAGACTTTGGCGAACTTTTTGGAACGCAAGCTGGACAAATGGTAATGTCTATCGTGCCTCCTTTAATCTATGCTCAAGAAGCAGGAGGAATGCTTTCTGAAGTTTTAGAAGGTAAAGGTAAAGAAAAACTAGGGGAAAAATGGGACAGTATGTCTCAAGAAGAAAAAAACAAAGAGTACGAAGATATAGTTCGTAATGGTGAAATAGATTATACTAAGTTAGAACTTGCTGGTGGAATATCAGCATCAGTTGATGTTCTATCAAATCTTTTTGGAGCTAGTAAAATAGCAAAAGGAGTAGGTGGCTCTGTGGCACGTAATTTAGTCAAAAGAAACTTTAAAGGAGCTATCAAAGCATCTAAAGGTAATTTAAAAGAGGTTTTAAAAGCACAAATATCAGAAGTGCCTACTGAAATGTTTCAAGAAACCATAACAGGTACAACCGTTGGTAGTGAACTTGGAACAATAGGCATAACTGGTCAAGAATTAAAAGAAGCTGGGGCGCAGGCTTTTGTAACGTCTGGACCATTAGTAGCTGCAGGTAGAGGAACGAAAGGCACTATACGTCAAGCTAGGAAACTAGCTGGGCTTGAGTTTAAGAGTAAAAAAGAAATTACTAACCAGATTAAGCAAGAAACGGATGCAGTAGAAGTACTGTATGAGAACGGAAGCATTGATAAAGCGCAGCGTGACGAGCAATTAACAGCAATATACGAAGCTGAGTCTATAGCTAGGGAATCAAAATATAGAAATTTTGAAACAGAGGCTAAAGAAGAAATGGTAGATCTTGAAATACAAAAGAAAGTTTTAGCTAATAAAAATGAAAATTTAAAAACACAATATAACTCAGATAATGTTTTTAGTGCTGGGCAAGTGGCTGTTAACGAAGAAAAAATTGAAAAGTTAGAAGCTAAAAAACTAAATGTACTTAACAAGCAAGTTGTTCTTAACATGGGCAATAAATTCAGAGATTATATAAATAATAACTCTGAAAAATTTAACGGCTTTACATATTCATCCTTTAAAACATCTGACGAAGCTAAAGATTTTTTAAGTAGAAAAGGAGTTGATTTAAATATAGAAAATGTGCAGGGATTACTTAATGGTGATAACTATGCAGTTACTTTAGATGAACAGAAAATAATAGTTGATGTTAAAGAGAATCTAAATCTCGGAAAAGCAGGAGTCGGTGGCAATGCTGTTCACCACGAAGGTATTCACGCTATACTAAATTCCTCTGATGATGCTACTGTAGAATCTATAGTGGGTGGTATAAAACAGTTTGCTAAAGAATCAGGTAATAAAGGATTACAAGATATAGTAGAATTATCTGGGCTTAGAGTTTCTAATGATTACTCCGATGCTATGTCCCGTGAAGCTAATGAAGAATTTTTAGCATCTGTTTCTGACTTTATGCGCGCAAAAGAAGTTGAATCTGGGGATGTTCAAGTAACAACCGCTCTTTCTAAAATAGGAAATAGAATAGCGGAAGCTTTAAGCATTGGTAACCCTGAATCTTTAGATTTTTCAGGCTTAGAAAATGGGTCTGAAACAATAGCTTTTTTAAGAAAGTATAACAGTTTTAATGGTAACCCAATTTCAAATATTAAATTACCTGCTCCAAAAAAAGGCAGTACTGAAATTGAAGTAGACGAAAAAGCTACAAATAAAGCTAGCCCTTCCAGAATAGTTGAAAACGTTACATTTGAAGAAGGCTCTATTAATCAAGAGTTTCAAAAATACACTTATGACGGTAAAAAGAACAACGCTCCTGATAGTTTTCATGCTCAGGCTGCGTATGCTTATGAACCGTTAGCTCAAGCTGTGGTTGAGCGTATCAGTAAAGTTGGTTTTGGTATTAGTAAAGAACAAGACCAATTTGTTATGGATTACTTTTCTAATAAAGAGAATAAAGAAGCTTTTGTTTCTGACTTGGTGTTTGGTCCTGATAACAATAAAGCAAGCTCGTTAGTAGGGATAGCTAAAAGATACAACCCAGCTATTGGATCATTTGGGGGACATGCTAAAACTTATTTAGCCCTCCAAGCTATTAGAGTTTTTGAAGAAAGAGCTAGTAAACAAGCAACTCAAGGTGCTCAGACTATTGATGCTCCTGAGTCTAGAGAAGTTGCAGCGGAAGACCAGCAAGTAGAAACAGCTGATACCCGTAGCGTATTTGAAAAGTTTAATTTCAATCCTTCTTTAAAAACTAAAGCAGATGGCTTAGTTGAGTTAGGTATATTAAATGTTGAAAATAAAT